ATACTGTTGTTGCCAATTTAATCCTCCTAGGATCTAGTCTAAATCATTATACTAAAAATCATATACTAATACAACCACAAAAGCCCCCAATTTCTTGGGGGCCCTGTAGAATAATTACTTAATTATTAAGCCAATACACGGTCAATAATCTTACCGTACTCTTGTCCTTCGTAGCCGCTCATAGCGGTTGGAAGAAGACGGAATGTTACTGGGAATGTAGTTGGAGTAGAACGAGCCAAAGTGAACTGTGACTGTTGCACTGAAAGTACACGACGTGCATAATAGATGCGCTCTGTGGACTTGTTGTTTGTTCCATCTGTTGTTGATGGAGCATTTCCAACTGCAATAAGTTGACGCTCTGTTGGAGCGATACCTAGAGCACCTGCTGCAAGACCAAGTGTCTTCTTTGTATTTGCTGTACCTGTTGAGAAACCTGAGTCCTCAATAATTGTATTTGTGTTAGAAATTGTATTAGATGTTGGATCATCTGACTGTCCGAATACAACTAGAACGTTCTCTAGAGTACCTTCTGACATTTCTGTTGCGATCATAACCTCCATCGCAGACTTGAACAGCTTAGCTGTATCAAGCAACTGGTCGACGGTTACTGAATCGTATGTTGGATTATAAGTGATCTGAAGACCATTGTTTGTAAATCCTACGTTGCGATATGCAAATGTTGAACCTGGGGTAATAGCATTAAGAGTCTTTGTATAGGATTCTCCTGATACGTATGCTCCTGCTGCTGTTGTACCTGGCTCTGCGTTCTCAATGTATGATGTTCCCGCTGTTACGTCGATATTCGAAATAAACAATGGAGACGCACCTACGAGAATATTTTTAGCATTACCTGCGTTTTGTGCCATATTGTGTTTCCACCTCCTGGAATTCTTTGGATATTAAATTGTAAAATCAAATTTTAAATCTGGCTGGCTAGGCCTCTTTCCTCTTGGTATAATTTTAAGCCATTAAGGGTAAAAAGGCAAACCCTACAGGAACCTGCCTACGGCGTCTGTAATTCTTGAATACTTGATTTCTAATATGACTTCAGCAGAGAAAAAGCCCTGAAGCTCTTCAGATGGGGCTGTTGGGGATATATCTGCAACCCATACCGTATGGAATTTAAATTTATCTGAAAGGTCTGCCCATTTATTTATATCTCTGGCGGACTCGTCCATTCTCCTAAACTCATCAGTCATATAGTTTCTGATCTCATTAATCTCAGACACAGATGTTGAATATATGGTAAATAGGATTTGCTCACAGCATATTAGCCAGTTATCATCATAAGACATACCTATCTTATCGTATACTATGTGCTTCTTCCCGCTCAGAAATTGATTCATTTCTGCTGATTGCTGGACTGGAATAATTGGAACAATATTCTCATTTAGATTATCAGACCAGTAGTCTTCTTCGTCAAATATGTTTCTTGTATGTAGTTCTTTCCACAAATATTTTCTTAGTTCGAGCATAGCATCTATCTTATAGTTAGCCGTCACATTGCACCTCCGAATGAAAGAGCCAAGGCTGAGTCAGCCTGAGACCTAATTGTATTTGCTGAAAAGGAGTACTGAACTTTTTTAATATTAGATGGAACTCGCAAAGCCTTAGTCATGCTTGAATTAAATATTCTTTGAAAACCAGATCTTTTAATTGATTCATTAACTAATCTTCCGCTAAAAAATCTTGAATGAGCTAGAGTAAATTGATTACGTGCAGCAGATCCACCAGGCCTTCTTACTGTAACTGGAGCTCCCTTTGGCATGAAAACAGTTTCTCCGTCAATTTCAAAAACTAATCTATCCGAATTTTTTGGTCTAATAACTAGAGGGTTTCCTTCTTCCATAACAATAGCTTTGTTTTCAAACATGTGTCTACGTCTGCTGTTTGAAGATGGAACCATAGATCTAGATGGCAGAAAGTCGTAGTTAACTCTAAATGAAAGTCCTTGCTCAGAAATTTTATTTAGTTTAAATAATCTAGCGGTTTTATTTCCAGTCTTTTTCCATTCATAAACATGGTGAAGCGACTTAGGCTTCGATCTTGCTAATGCATCTATATAGTTTCCAAAGTCAGTGTTTATCTGATCAAACATTACAGTAGTAAATGCATTTTGAAATTGTTTATTTGTTGTTAGCTTAGATATGACTGCTGCCTCATAATATACAAATGCTGATATCTGAGCTACTGTACTATCTTTTAAAACTCCGTTTTGATTAGCATGCATCATTCTTTCAAGTCCGCTTGATGCCTGAACCAGTAGTGCACTATTGTCCAATTTGCTGGTTCTCCGATCTCTTCATGGATGAGTTATATGCTATAACACGGCCAAAGGGGTCTGTGACTGGTGTTGTGCCCATAACCTCAAACACTGTTGGTGTTTCATTTGGGTAGTTAATTTCATTCCAAATGGTGTTACCTTCGGAATCTCTAATGTTTGTAATCTTTTCTCTAGCAGTTAATTTTTCTGAAGTTCTTACCTGGATAATCTGATCATTCAAATACTTATTTGAAAATATTTGCTTATCGCTTGACCTTGTAGTTGCAGAATTGCTAATAACTCCCTTAGCATGACAGGCAAGAGTCTTGTAATAATTCCACTCTCTGATAATTGCACCAGTATCTGGATCTTGAATTTCAGACTGTCTGTAAACATCCAAATTCATAGACAAGACAGAGTCTACGATGCTATTCATTATATAATCTCTACTTTAGTTGTTAAGACGTAGTCTGCTAGAAGGTTGTCTGCATAAGCATTACCAGTGCCAGTATATGCATCTCCAGTATACTCAAAATCCCAGTCAAATGTGGAAATATTCTTTACGTACTTATTTCTCCACATAGTGTCTTTAGAGAAATAGTCTTTCATTAATTCTATAGCAGCAAGCTCTACATTATCTGGAACTTTCTCCCAGCCAAATCTTCCTTGAACCTTATAAGCTACTCCAGAATGAAATACCCCAGATGAGTCATGAATGCTTGGTGGCACCATTCCATTTGCAGTATATACAGTATTATCCATCATGCCTGCTCTATTAATTCTAATTCCATATCCGCTTTCAGAAATTTCAACTGGATAATTCCAATTATTAATATCGTTAATTGTGTCTAGCAAAAGTACGTCGTTTGAATACAGCTCATGAATTTGGTATATTTTAGCTGGTACTGGAAGGGTGTCTGAATCATATCCATAAATAACATATAGGTCGTCATATAGATAAAACTTTTGTCCAGTGTACTGTTCTATTTGTTTTCTTGCATATTTTTCTGCTCTAAGCAATTCTTTATAGGATTTATAATTTGGATCTGATGAGTCCATACTGAATCCAATATCCTGTACGTGGTTAAAGTCTACATAAGGGGTTACAATATAAACTTCATCTTCTCTAGAAACAGGTGTTCCGTTTATAGAATACTCCCACTTCAATCGAAGTGTTTTGTTTCTATCTGTATATTGATATGGTATGTTTACTGAATATGATCCAGAATTGTTTTCATCTTCAATTGATGTTAAAACAGTCAATAAGTGTGTGGGATTAATGGCAGGGCTAATTGCTGGATCCATTGTAATATCATACAGCTTAACTGTAGGTAAAGAATCCGCAACAGCAACATCTCCGTTCCAAAACACCTGGTGTGTTATTGGAGATTGTGATTTAATTAATATCTCTGCCATTTAAAAAGGCGTAGACTAGTTGTAGTACTCCTGGACTTCTTTTGGAGTTGCTAATCTAAAGCCCTCCTCCTTATCAAAAATTTTCTGAGCGTCATCCTTATGCATTGCTACAAATGGGTGCTCTTTTGTAAATGTATATCCCATAATATCATATCTAAAATTAGCTCTAGTCATCATAACTAGCACTGTGTTCTCTGGCTGTTCCGCCTTTGGGTCAAACTTAGGTAGGACTTCTACTGACATATCTTCTGATTCTTCTTCCATCTTTTCAATGGTCTTGTTATATACAGACCAGGTTACGCCTTCTTCTGCGAGGGCAGCAATAATATCGGCCTTATTTTTTAGTCCATCTGTATCAACTGCAAAATCTTCTGCAATCTTTTTTAGCTCAGATACTTTTAATGTCTCAAATGACATATAAATCTCCTATTTCTACTCTAAACAATTATAGCATTACTAAATTAAAATGAAAAGCCCCCTAAAAATTAATTTAGGGGGCATTTCAGCGATCTAAATCCTATTAATTAGGAAGCGACCTTAACGTTCTTTACAACGACCCAAGCGTCTGCTTGCTCGATCTGGACGCCAACACGAGTATACATTGTGTACTCAATTGAGTCCTTACGTGGCCAGAAGAAACGGTAAACAGTTACATCACGCTTGATACCAATAACTACGTTATTTGGGAATGTCAAGTGGATATCTCCATGTGAACCAGTTTGTCCTGAGTAATCTCCAGCTTGTGTCTCTGGAAGAAGTGGAACTTCAACAATCGGAATACCGAATGCGAATGGTGCCACATATCCTGCAGGTCCACCTAGTGGTGCAACTCCACCACGGATAACGCTTGAAGCGATATCTTGTGGAATTGTTTGGTTTGTTCCAATGCTGTTAGCATATAGGAAATCCTGAATCAAGTTTGATCCAGCAAGGAAGCGAAGGTCTCCACGACGTTGCTTGTACTTACGTGGCATAGCCTTAAGTGCCTTG